GCAATTAGTTTCAGATTTTAACAGTGATAATAGTGAAGGTAAATTTGACAGTGATAGAATTCAGGAAAGTGATAATAAGGAGAAACTAGATAAGTATTATAAGAAAGCCATTAGAATTTCAAAATATGCTCCAGCAATTCCTAAATTTCCTGTTCAGTATACAAAGTTAGCAGAAACTATAATTAAAACATATAAAAGTGTTAAAATACCAGCTGAAGCTTCGCGCTGTGTGCCAACTGCAGCAGCATTTATGGGAAAATCTGGAGTTGGGAAAAGCTTGTTAATTGGAACTGTATTACCTATAATTTTACTTCTCAAAACAAAATTGTGTGAATCAGCAAGTCAAGCACAATTTAGTACGTGGGCACGTCCCACAGGGCAGAATGTCCATTTTTTCGATGGTTACACTGGTCAAAAGGTGATGTACGTGGATGATTTTCTGAAAGAAATAGAAGCAAAGGATGCATCAGATATGATAAATCTTATATCGTGTACTCAAACTCCACTTGAAATGGCAAAATTAGAGGAGAAAGGCCGATTGTTTTCGTCTAAATTCATATTAGCAACTACAAATAGTTCAAATTTTGCGAACGTACATGGACTAATGCATCCAGAAGCATTGTGTACGCGATTTGTGAATGCATGGACAATTAAAACAAAGATTCTAGATGGATCCAAAGCGGCATCATGGTTAGCCAATAACTTGGAGGGAAAAACTGTTGAGCAATTAATAGATATGATTGATCAAGAGTGGCATTTTTTCTACACTGATGTAGTTGGTGGCCATATTCGATCGAGTGTTACGTTTAGAAGTATTGTAACTCACTTGGTTGATGATTATCATAACAAACAAAACATTCATACCAAATTGACTAGCGCATTGTCAACTATAACTTTACAAGCTGGTGATTCAGAATATTATGATGTCGACGATTACAGTAGAGAAGATGCTATACGGGATTGTATGGCAAATATTAGAGCAAGTAGAATTGATGGTGACTATGAAGAATACAAAGACATGTTTATAAGTGAATTGAAATGTCTTGGAATTTATAAATTGAAGAATGGAAAGAATTGGGAGAATGAAACTTTAACAGCACAAGAAATGTATTATTTGATAGAACCAGATGTAGACTCAGTGATTAATAAGGGAAAATGTTGGAAAGGTCTTTGCTATGCAGTATTTGGAATTGCAACAGTTAGCATGCTAGGGGTAGCAGCAGTAGGTGTTTATAAATTGATTAAATCTATTATTCAAATGTTCATCGGTGGTGTTAAGGCTGCTTTTCAAGGACAAGCATATGACAATACCCCTAGGCATAAGAGTAAACCAGTTGGTGTTGTTCTTCAGAATGATGAAGATAAATTGCGTAAATTGCGACGAAATATACGTGTCATTCGAATCGTAGATATTG